ATACGATATGACAATGAAAAAAGACATTCAACCAAAGAAGAAGCCGGGAAAGATAATTATTTCAATAGATGGAGATACTTTCCAGCAACTATAAGCCGCAAAACAAAATATTCCACTTTTGCAAAACATTTTGTTCCAAAATCACACTTGTTAACACAATTCAAAATGTGATTTTAAATACGATTTAAATGTCGTTTTAATAAAAAATAACGGCCAACAATGTTAATGACAAAATAAATTCAAAATATATGCCTGAGCGGTAGAAAATAGGTATATATATTGCGAATATATATTAATAATTCTACCCAATCTCTCAGTTTAGCCTTATCTCATTCATTTTCAACACTGTTTCCAAGTTCCGGCGGAACTTAGGCGAATAATAGAATACAATATGGTAAAAATGCATAAACTGACCAAGGGTGGACAAACCATTTACCCGGCTACTATCTATGATGCGGTGGTTAACCCCAAAACGCGTAAGAGTCTGACTACGGAAATATCTGAATTACATGCAATGAATGTTATTATAGACATTCAAAAAAGTCTCAATATTAGTTATAATACTTTTGGTGAGTTAATAAAGTCACAAGAGTTAAAGTCCTATCTACGTAATACATATACAGATTTGTCAAGGTATAATGTGATTATGACATTTAGAAACATGCAAGGCGTGACCGAAACATATCAGTATAAGGGATATAACATTGATGTTAATTATATATCAGATGCGTCATATTGGGAACGATTGGACAATAGCCTAATGGTCGAATCAAATGCGTATTCGAATATGGCTGAAATTAGCCTAATAGGTGAAAACAAGTATATAGACTTTAATACAGGAGAAGTTAAAACATCTAACAGTAAAAATCATGCTGTTTATAAGACAGAATGTTCCGCTGGGAATATATTTATATATAGAGGTACAGTCTTGTATTCCGGTAGTTACCACAGAGCAGTCTATGCATTTTATAAATCAAGCTCTGATTTTAATAAAAATACGTTGATTTCTATTAAGGAAGCAGACGAAAATACCCCCTTATATTTTGAAAGATTAGAAGTTCCATCGGAAGCGAAAACATTGCTTGTGTTCTGTTTAAACTCCGAATCTATAAAAACCAAGTTTATGTTGACCAAAGAGTCGATTAAACAAGAACGACTATTGCCGGGTAATAGAATATTAATATCTGGAAACATTATCTCAGTTGACGATCAGGATCTATCGACAAGGCAGGAACTGTCAGATTTGGATAAAAAAAAAGCTGATATATCCATAGAAATGGTCAATCCAATAAATTGGTGGAATAAGAACAGCAAGATTGGTTTTTATGATGCAAATACTGGTGAATTTAAAGAAAATGAAAGTTATCTTTCGTCTGAGGTTATAACTGTAAGCGCCGGTAATATAATCCAATGCGGTTATTTTCTTTCGGTATCAGATGGAATTGGAGTTAATTGGGTTAGGTATAATCCAAATCAATTTATTACGCTTTGGCATTCTGACGGCAGGGTTGAGCGGATAAACAATACCGCCTTCCCTTCGTTCCCATATCAAGTTGAAGAGAATTGTAAGATAGCTTATACTTGGTATAAGGGGAATGTAGATGTGAACGATTTTGAGATGAACAAACAATATGGAGTGCTTATGATATCTGATGATACCCCCACTCGTTACGAAGAATACTTTATTCCGTATGAGCAAAAAAAACTGGCACCTGATATTATCGTAAACGGATTAGATACGTCAAAATTTGCAACTAAAGAAGATCTGGATACTAAGCAGAATAAATTAATTGTAGGAAACGGCATATCATTGTCGGAAAGTGGACAGATATCTTTGACTCAGGCAGGTAGTCTGTCCTTAATGCCTAATCCGACAATATATCGTCTAAGCTATCAAATTGAAAGCCGTAAATCTTCCGACAATTATCCGTCTCTTCCATTAATTAAGGATGCCAAAGAATTACTATTTGTTTTAAATGGGAAGATTAATCCAGCAGCCTTATTCTTGTTTGGCAAGCATCGTATTGGAATAGATCAAACAAGTTATATCTATTCAGTTGACAAGACAGTAACCTTATCAGGACAGAGAGGTGGAATTTTACCTTTAAAATTCATGTTCAATGGAGACGCTATCGAATTAGGGCACAGGGGAAAAACTGCTATCAGTATACTTGTCAACGAAGGAAATGGCTGGATGAGACTCGGAGAAAAGGCTATTGATATATTGACAGAGAATGGATGGAGGAGCTATACACAGATTAAATTTGCCAGCGCGATTGAACGTGAAATCATAATAGAGAATTCATCATTAGTGTATTCGCTACGGTATTCTAATTCCTATACAGTGTCTGAAGTAACATTAAAACAGCCTCTGGCTGTTATTGCAGGAAGTAGCATTACAGAAGCTACGGCAGGAGGTGAATTTGCTCCAATGGGATGGGCATCAATATGTTGCTGGCAGTTAGGAATGGAGTGTATAAACATAGGAGTTGGACAACGCGGACTTGTAACAGATACGGATTCCAGACCGTCTATTTCCTCTGCCATAGATGATATTACTTATTTTAAAGATGCGGATTATGTGTTATTAGGAGGTGCTATTAATGACCAATATGATGACGGTTATCGTAATAGAGTTAAAACATTTGTTGAATCTTTAAAAAAATCAATGCCGTCATCGCATATTATACTGCTTGGAGAATATACTCCACAGCCTGATTCTAATATATCAGGGAACACCCATGAAAAAAGAAATGAGGCTTTAAAATCCGTAGCAAGAGAATGTAGTATTCCATTTATTGACATGCAGAACTGTGAGGTATATAATCATATCCGTACTATAATTCGGAAAGATACCCAATGGATCAGTGGTACTTTTTTGGACAGTTCATCAGACGCTATGTCTCAAGAAGGAAATTGTGACTTAATATATCATCACGAAAACGGAAGTATAGACCATACTCACCCAGGCAGAATAGGGCATCAATATATAGGGACTCGAATGGCTAATGCTATGCTTGAGATATTGAAATATTTGTAGAAAATAGATTAAAAGTTTGAAATCACTCAAGGTGTAGACTTATGTTATGAATGGTAGACCATTATATAACTATAATGTAAGGGCTGATCTTGGTGTAGGTCAGCCCTTATGATTAAAACCATTCCGCATCCGGGTGCACTTCAATGGACAGATGGAACATTATTTTAGTGATTAACTTTTTAATTATCATAATTATCATAATTTTACATTTTTGTATCTTCGATGTAAGGATTGGTTAGATCCATGAGAACATATTGAATTAAAGCATCAATAACAACGTTAGCTATCTTCATGCCTCCTGCGGAATTTGGATGAACCTGGTCCTGCAAATACGTTGTGATATTAAGTGTTGATATTCCACTTAATGCATTTACATCAATTACGGGGACGGAATATATTGCACATACTTCTCTTATCACACTCCCGTAATCTTGTATCGTTAATCCTATATTATTTTTATAAGGATAATCAGCATTATTATGAGAGTTATAAAAATTATGTGGTATGCAAGCGAATATCTTGGCATTCGGCAATCTTTTGATAATCTTTCTCAACATTAGCCCATAGGCGTATTTTAAATGAGTTTCGTCCTGATCGTCAAGCTCCCCGATTTGGGCATTTGCCGTGATATCATTAGCGGAGGCATATATGACTAATACATCCGTATCGGTCGGAATAGTATTTATTCGGCCGTCACCACACATATTATCCTGTATAGTGATAGTTCCTTCTTCGGGATGAGCGGCATTATAGTAGCCATTTTCGTCCACTTTCTTGGTTTGTGGGGAAATGGATGTAACCTTGGAGCCTCCGATACCTCGGCAATAATGTGTTGAGAATTGAAGATATTTCCACACATACTTCTGCCACGAGATCAGTTCTACGATCGAGTCTCCAAATGAACAAAATTTCTTCCCTTTATACGCCATATTGATTATTTCATCTCTATCTAACTTTACATTTCTCACATTTTGCGGGTTGCAAGGGTAATAATTCAACGAGACAAACGGGGGGTCCACACTGTTGAAATTAAAAATTATATATTCCCAATTTTTTTCGCCTGTCATCACTTCCCTAAAGGTTTTTGTTTGACTGCCCCTATACCCAATCCACGTACCATCTGTTGCATACACAGCGACTGAAAATGCATTGGTAAATACAGATGTTATGTTGTCAACGATTCTGATCAATCGTGTAGTATTATAAGCTTCGTTTGACTGTAACGATCCATTTACATTGTTATAACCATCAATAAGATTATCATTTGTTATCAGATTTTTATCTAAATAAGTTTCAGGAAGCTGTGTTATACCGAATTCAAGCGGAATAAAATTCTCATTGAATGATAGATAATAAAAATCTCTTGCGTTATTATTCCAAGCCCTGCAATATGATGCTTCTGATGGTATCTCTCTTTTTGAAATATTCTTTCCCGTTGAAGCACCCATATTAACCGTGCCAAGCAGCGTGCCATTATCTCTATAAAAATAAACCGAATATGCATTGGTATAGATATACTCTTCTCCTGCCGGTATATCAATTCTTTCTATAACAATCCCATTTCCATTTACAATATTTCCGACTCCGTCTATTGTTTTATTGGCGAGCAAAAGTTCATCATATACCTTGTTGATTGACACATCCTGCAACATGTGTCGTATTGTCATCAAGTCGTTTTTAACCTCTTCAAGAGAGTCAATGGTTAATACTTCGATCCAATTCTTGTCATTTATCCAATTTGAATTCTCTACACTATCAGATTTATATATTTCAATTGTAAACCTGTCTTCGTTTTGATACGATAAGATAAATCCTTTTCTCCGGTTAATACTGCTTATCGACAACCTCGTATTAGATTTGTTCGAATTATACACGACAGAATCGTACATGTAAGAATCAAGCGGTATATAATTACTCGTTTCAGAATTGTACAGATATACCCTATATCTGTTTGTCAAATCTCTATAAGTGAAAACCAATCCGATTTTTTTATTGTAAGTATTCGGCAGAGCATTCCTGGCAGCATCGGGCGTGTTGTAATTATTGCCGGTTATTGCCGTGATGTTGATAAAGGGAAATTTGGTCGATGGCAGCAATGGGCACCAGAATAAATCATCGCTCCAATATTGATCATCCATAGATGTTCCCATATACATTTCAACAGTGAGTTCCCCAGTTGCTCCATTCCTATAACTTAAAATCTTTCCTGTACTTCTATTCTCTTTTGGGATGCCAAGTCTGGTTTTTGAAAAATCCGTATCAAATTGTGTTGAAATGGCACTTCCTTTATTTAAGCCCGACAATTCCGTAGTCAGACTCTTACGCGTTTTGAGGTTAACCACCGCATCATAGATAGTAGCCGGGTAAATGGTTTGTCCACCCTTGGTCAGTTTATGCATTTTTGCCATAATATCTCCTGTTTTTAGCCTAAGTTCCGCCGGAACTTGAGCCGTTGTTGTTTTATGTAATTATTTATTAATCTTAAAATCACTCAGCACATCTTCATACTCATTATCCGACAATGGGAACGCCTGGATCGCATTATATGCGGCATAATCGGGATAAGATGTTATTTCCACCGTGCTTTCATCGGTTTTCCCGGTAGTCAGTACGATTCCTGTATCTTCAACGGAAACAAGGTTGCAGATGCCATCCTTAAAGTCGGAATCGGATATGAAGTATTCACGTTTTACTTTCAGCATACCGGGAGAAAAACAGGGGTTGTCGAAAGCGACAAGCAGGTTGCCGTCTTCCATGCGGCTGCAACCGACATACTCATGCCCGTCAAAGGAGGCTATGAACTTTCCCTTGAACGGATTGAAGTAAGTAAACCGGAAAGGAGTATTCACATTCCCGTTCAAGTTCTTCTCTATGATTTTAAAATCAGATTGATAATTGATTCTCATAACTATAATATTGATGTTACATCGTCTATCTCCTCGGCTTTCAAGATGCCGGAAAGGTCAACACTTCCGCCACCCCCTGTCGTGCCAGTGGCACTCCATGTTCCCTTTGTCTTGCATTGATATATAGGACCCGGTATGGTGTCACCCACAACAGCCCAATCGCCTACAATTGGAGATGGAACAGCCGCTTTCAGCGAATCAAGAGTGGGAAACAATCCCTTGTTGCGGATGCCGTTCTGCTTGACCTTTTCCACTTCGGTAGAAGTCTTGCTAAAGTTGTTGTTAAGACGGTCTGCCGCCTCACTCCAAGTACCTGTTTTATTTATCGAATTAAGTTCCATATCACTTCATTTTATTTGGGCAATTGGTTTTGATCCCATACAATCTCAGAACCTTTAACCATAATTATGCGTCCTCCCATTATCTGGGTCTGATATATATAACCGTCACTTCCTTTTTGCTCGACAACCATACTGTCCGGGCGGAAATACAAAACATCATTACTATTCGGGTCAAACATAGAAACCATGGGAATCAACCCTTTCAGTCCGTATATGCATGATATATCTATCAGGGAGGCGTTCGTATTATCACGCATCTCTATTGAGGGGATTCCATATTCATTTTCCGGCTCAATGCTTATTGTATAGCCATTTGAAGACTTGACTTTCACTTTTCCAACAAATTCAGGATTTCCATCTGCATCCCATTTGATGTTCCCATTGGCAAGCTGCCCGGAACCATCCTCATTCAACAGTATCTTACCATTGGCTATTTCAACCTTTCCCCGGAAATATCCGCCCAAAGCATAGATATATCCTCTCAAAAACACATCACCACCATGAGTCGCAACAAAGTTCGCCATGTTCGCCCATTCCGCATCTGTGGGCTGGTAATTAGGGTCATTACGGAACCTCATTACAGTCAGAATCGCCTGTTCAAGTTTTCCTCCCGCCCAAAACGCCACATCATCATCGTCATTGTATATGCCGCTAACTCCGGCTGTGACCTTCTGTAACTTGCCATTCTTGTAGTTGCCTAACTGGATCATATTGGCAAGAATCAGACCACCAAGAATATCCACAGATCCATCCTTGATCGCACTGGCGATATAATTGATTGACTGGAAACCGGCTGTTGCCTTGTCATTGTCAAGAATTGAAGGCTTCCAGTCAGTAGCGATGGTTCCACGCTCTAACTGAAGGTCACAAACGGTTGCGGTACCACTGACAAGAAATATACCACTGCCATTGAAGGTGATCTTATGGGTATATCTCTGATAAGAGGATGTGAGAGGTTGAGAAACACTGAAAGAACCGCACGAAACAGACACAGACGTACCCTTTGCTTTATAACTGATAACATAACTTTCTCCTTTAATCAAGGACACGGATTGGGACAAACTACCGATTGATGCAGAATACCCAGAGCCGGCAGCACTATCTGCGGATACAGTAGCCACTCCCGTCCAATACTTTAATTGCTTGCTGAAAAGCTCGGTGTCCGCCGATAATTCGGTAGTGGCAGACAGTTCCTCTGTTTCATAATCCCCAGTAAACCCGGAATTACGCAACAGATTGACACTTCCGACAGCCGCGTTGTCTATCGCATCCTGAGCCTTTTGGGCCAGATCGGCAGCCGCCTGTATCTCATCCGGCAAGCCTTCCATATTCTTCCACCCGGTAGATCCCTGCTCGATATGAAACATACCCTTGATATCCACACCGCCTTTCTGGCTATATCGAATATAGGTACTCTTATCCTTAGCGCCTATATAAGCGTCACCATACACATTGATATAGGCGTGTCCGGTAGACTTGTCGAAGCCCAGCCCGATAACTTCTTTACCCGCCAAAGAAAATGTATTGATACCTTGATAAAAAGTGATAGAAGGCGAAGTTTCGTTTACTGATGATAAGATTATAGCTGCCTGACGGGTGATATCCGTCAAGTGCCCAAGCCCGATGATATCATCACCGGCAGCCGGGACATCACTGTCCTTGTCGGCATTGGTTTTGCTCAAATCAATATAGTCAGATCCTACACCTGTCACCTCACGCCAATAGTAGCGGTTGGATACATTGTGAGATGTACCTTCTTTAATGTTAAATTCTTGGGCTAATGCTAATGTACCGACTGTAAATTCGTTATTGATTGTCACTCCATCGACTTCCGACAAAAAGAAACAGCGGTAGCTCTCATCAAGTTCCTCCACCCTGACACACTTCATTCCGGCCGGAGATATGATCTGTTCACCACCAACATGCGTCTTCTTCTTGACCTCAAGCTCGTCAAAGACAGCCTTAATTTTTACATAAAGCCGGTCAACAACGGCTTGAGAGGTACCATCTTCCAATACAGTAATTCCACTACCATTCTTACCTATAAGTAAACCCTTCAAAAAAGTGATCAGCTCATTGGCGGCGTCAGGATTTCTTTTGCTGATAAATTCATTACGTGATCTCAGGGAGGAGAAGGCGGTATAGTCACTGGGGGATTCCGTATCTCCCATTTTCAGAAGTCGAATAAACGTCTGCGCCATCTCCTGCGCCAGCGTGTATTCCAGATTGTTCAGCGTCGAGTCCACGGATGACTTCCATGAGGTACTGACCGCCGACGAGCAGTCAATGGAAGCCTCGGAAAGATTGCCCAGCTTCCTCTCTATTCTTGTGATGCGGGTGTCAAGATACCCGGCCTCGAAATACTGCGCGTCCTCCAGTCTCACCCTTTGTCCGAGCGATAACGGCACACTGTTTTTATCCACATGGATGTAATCCGTGTCGCCGGAATAGATGGATATGTCCTTGCTGTATTCTGTCAGGAAGCTGTCAACCGCCTGCTTGTACTGTTCTTCCGCTATCGGGTAATACTCATCCGGCATGCGGATGTTCGTCAGGATATACGTGTCACCGATGTTCGGTATGATGTTGCCTCCCGGTATCTGGGTGTTCTCGTCCGGGTAGGTGTTGATGATCTCGAACTCCTGTGTGCCGTTATGCCAGTTGCACTCGAACTCCCTTCCGGAGAGGTCGCCGCTTTCGAAGGTGATGTGTATCACCTCCTCACCGATCATGTATTCATCCGGATTGAAGGGCAGATCCTTGTCCTTGACATAATAGACGGTGTATTTCTTCCCGTCCTTATTTGTCTGCTCCTCGGACCTTACCGAGGATACCGTACCCAGACGGTGCGGGAATATATCCTGAAAGGCCGCTTCCTCGCGATGCTCCTTCAGGCCCAATTGGGTGTTCAGGTCGATATACTTGTCCCGTGACGGCAGTTGCAGATGGGTGTGGCCGTATTTTGACGGGTCAATATTTTTGGCTGAGCCTACGGGGATCAGCCGTGTGAACCATTTGACCGAATTGGAGTTCTCATTCTGGGTCAGCCCCGTCTTCAATCCCTTCATATAGCCGAGCGTGACCCGTTCGCCGTGTTCGCATTTCCCTATGTTCAGGTATTCCCCGTCCAGCCACCACTCGGTTTCCCAGGCACCGGCTATCTCGCCTGCCGCATCCCAGCAGAACAGGCCGTTGAAGTTGATGGTCTTCCGGTCGCCGGTGACGGCCTGTCCTGCACGCCACGTCACACCGTCGGTGTTGCGGTTCATGTTCGCAACCAGCTTTTCCAGCATTTCCATCGGCGTGCCGTCATAGGCAAAGACGGACTCCAGGTCATCCTCCCCCTGGTTCATACGGCAGAACAACAGGTCCTGCATGTCGTGCTCGCGGCCGTAGAAGCTGATATTGTAGGTGTATTTCTGTGTGTCGGTCTTTTTCGGGCGGTACTCCTTCTTTATGGAGAACCGCTTTCCTGATATCTCCACATAGTCGCCGACCGACAGGACGAAGAACTCCCAGGTGGTGAAGTTCACCGTCACCACGAATTCCGCCCCCACTTCCTCGGTCCACCGGGACGATGAGTCGGGACTGACCTTCTTCTTTAGGATTCCCTGCCTGTTGTAGATTTCAAGTTCCATTTATGATGTTTTTAAATCGTTTTTAATCACTGTTTGAAAAAGGTTTCGGCTCGCGCAGCGTGACCGTGAATCCGGCTACCTGCTGGCCGGTATTCCTGATTGTCGTGAACTGGCTGTACCGGGTATATTCCTTCAGGTAGACCTTCATCACCCGGCCTATCTCCGGAACCTCCAGCGTCAGCCATCCCGACTTCAGCAAGGCAAGCACGGCGTTGTAGTTCTTGAACCACCCGGTCCGTGTATCCGCAACCACCGCCATCTTCAGCGTGATGTCCCTCGCCTCGTAACGGGGAAGCAGGGTTTCGGGCAGTTCCTCGCCGTCAAGTTCCCGGTAACTGACGGAGGTATGCTCCTTCATCTTCGGCGGCTTCATCAGCGAGTCGTAATTGGTATGGTCCCCCGCGTTCTCCTCGTACAGGAAACATCCCAGGGACGCCATGTCCGTCCCGTTTATCCTCAATAATCCTTCCTCCACTTCCATAGTCCTATGTTTTCAGTTTCACACCGCGCCGGAGCTCCGCGATGTTCTCGTTTATCGTTTCGAGGTGTCTGAGGTACTCCGAATTCCCCGCAATTTTGCCCAGGGATGTCGCCATCCCTTCGAGATGCCTCGTAAGGTTGTTGTCAATGCTGATGACATGGTCAAGGGTCGCGTTGCCGATTCCCTCCAGCCTTCCGGCCGTCTCCTCGGTCATGGAGGTGACGGTTCCGGCCCGGCCGGACTGGGAAGAGGAGGACGATGATGTCCATCCGAAGATATCCTTCAGCGAGTCACGCTCCTCCAGGGCGTCCTTTACGATATCGTTCCATTCCTGCTGGAGGTCCTTGTATTCCCCGGTATCTATACCTCCTTCCTTGTTGTAGTTGGCAAACTTGTCATACCATTCCTGAAGCCTCTTGTCGTAGACTTTCGACAGGCTTGTCTTGAGGATAGCCTTCTGCAGGTACTCGCTAAAGTCCTCCGAGAAATCCTCCGCCCCGCTTTCCATATCAAGCAGTGTGTCATAGAAGGCGTCACGCATGCTGTCAAAAGACATCTGCGTGAGCTGTTCCTTTATCTGGGCCTGTATGTCACCCAGTTTTTCCGAACCTTCAATGATCTTGTCCAGGTAATTTCTGACATCATCATCCAGCTTGGCCCAGAATGTGGGAGCTTCCGACTTCAGTTTCTCCAGCTGCTCCACGGAGAGATCGAACAGCCCGGTCATACGTCCTTCCCCGATCCCGTACCTGTAGAAGTCTTCTCCCAGGGCCGCGCCGGCTGCCGCCCAGTCCTGAGAGGACATCCATTTGCGCTGCCGCACCCCGATAGAGTGCGATCCCGTGCTGGCTCCCGAATTCAGACGTTCCTTGCCCAGTATCCGGTAAGAGTCTATGGCGGTCCGCTGTAGGGCCAGAGCTTCCTCTCCGACCTTCTGCGCCTCGGCGCCGTAGCTGGTCTCTATATATTCCTTTTTCTTGTCGATCAGTTCATCCCATATCTCGTTCAGACGGTTGTACTGGTCCACCATCTCGTTATAGCCGGAATAGTCGGCTCCCTTGAAGATGCCTCCAAGCCCCTTGACACCGAACAGACGTCCGATGCTGTCCCACAATCCTCCTGCGGCGTGCATGACGGATTCGAGAATGTTGCCGACAAAACCCTCCAGCCCTTTCTGCCCGATCTGGTCAAGGATAGCCAGTATGGCCGCGATGATGCCGCCGATCTTGCTTCCGGATGCGGACAGCGTGTCCACCAGAGACCCGACCGCGCTTCCGAAGGATGACAGGCTCATGTCCGCCTCGCCCAGCGTGTTCATCGCATCGGCCACGGCGGTGATGTTTCTCACCGCCTTATCCTTCGAGGCTTCCAGGTTGTTCCCGGCATTGCGCTCCCCGGCTTCCGCCTTGTTCCTTTTCTTTCGAGCGGCCTCCGCTTCCGCGCTGTCCGCCCCGTATTGCCGCACGGCCTCGTCATAATCCCGTTGCGCGGCTGTCAGTTCATCAACCGCTTCGGAGTATTCCCGTATGGATTCGGTCAGATTGCCGAACAGACCTCCTTTCTCGATGACCTCGCTGTCGATCTTCCCGATGGCTTCCTCGATGACCTGCATCTGTTCCGGAGTGGCGCTTTTTTTGAATTCCGGGCTGTTGCGGAAGCTGACTATCTGCCGCTTCACCTTCTGCAGCTCCTTTTTCGCCACCTTGTCCAGATTGCCGAAGACGACATCCCAGTTGATGGTGTCCTTCAGTTCGTTGAAATCAAGTTCGGACAGCGCCTCGTCACGTTGTCGGGACAGCATCCTTTTGTCATTCCCGTTCAGACTCTCTTTCGAGGATTTAAGGGTATATTCCCGCATGATGGCCAGACGTTTCTGCTGGTATGTGCCGTATTCCTTGTTATAGTCAATCCAGGACTGCAGGTCCTTCTCCTGCCATTCCTTGTCGGCGGTATAGAATTCCTTCGCATATTGCTGGTAGGCGACAAGACGCTGCTGCGAGGCGTTGTCTTTCACGGCCTGCCTTTCCTCGGACGTGGACTTCACACCCCGTTTCTTTTCGGCCTCGTCCATTTTCTTGAGGGTGTCACGCTCCTCCTTGTCGATCTGCGCGAGCGACTCGTCAAGCTCCTGCCTTGCAAGGGCCTGGCGTTTCCTTACACCTTCCCGCATGACCGATATGCGTGCCGCCTCAAGTTTCTGCTGTGCCCTGATACGGGCGTCGGCAAGCTCGTCCTGATAATCCCGGGCCGATTTGCCCGTATCCTTGGTTTCCCTGCCGTCATCTTCCTTTATGCCTGCCGATTTAAGCCTCTCTTTCCATTCCTTTGTCCGCGCAAGGAACAGGTCCATATAGGATTTGGCCGTATCCTCCGCTGCCTTCTGTTCCTCTTCCAGGGCGGAGATATCATTTTCTCTGAGCTGTTCGGCCGTGGGAGCGTCCGCCTGTCGGGTATAAGTAGCTGATCCGGACGCGGAAGAGAAGAAATTGGCCCTAAACCTGTCCCAGAAAGTCGGACCCTTCTTCCGCCTTTCCTCTATCTCGTTCTGTTTTTTCAAGGCCTTCTCCGTCTGCTCCGTGGCCAGTTTGAACGCTGCGGCAGCTTCGGCCCTGAGAATCATCGCCCCGATGAACACGTCCGTATTGTCCACCAGCAGGTTCTCGGCGTCATTCACGTTGCCCACCTCAACACCGAGTTTCCCGAACTCCTTCTTGTTTTCGGTGATGAACTGTTTTTTATCGGACATGTTGTCTCCCAGTTCCTTCCATCTTTCGGACAAGGACCTGACGAGAGTGACCTGTTCCGCCACATCACTGCTGCTGTTCCTGAAGGATTCATTCACCTTTTCCTGGGCTTTCGCCACGGACAGGGCGGCATCCTTCACACCGAACAGGCTCTTCACCCATCCGCCGATCTCCTTCCCGTATACGACGGACAGGGTAATCAGGGCGGCCAGCGCCGTCTGCCACGAGAACAGTGAAGAAAGCACCTGCTTCCACACCGGGGTGGCTTTCTTTCCGGCTTTGGTCAGCGCCTCATACTCCTGGCGGGCTGACGACAGGGCGTCGGTGAACATGGGAATGTTGTTGGAAATGGCGAGGAAGAACATCTGGGGACCCATTGCCAGCGAGGGGAGTTCCCGGGCGATCTGCTGCATGCTCATCCTCACATTATTGAGTTTCGGGGCGGGATCATCTCCCATGAGAGGGGTGGATCCTGTCTTTTTCTTCTGCTCTTCCAGCCCCTGCAGTTCCGCTTTCAGTTGCCTGATGACTCCCTGCAGTGCCTGGATGTCCGCCATCTGGGCGTCGGTATTCGTACCTGCGGCCATGGCATTCCTGTACTGTTTCTGCAGTTCCAGCAGTTCCTGCTCCAGCTGTGCGATGACCTGTTTTGCGTACAAGCCTATCCCGGAAAGGTTGCCCTCCACCGAGCGCATCCCCTTCAGTGTCTTGTCGTCAAGCAGTATCTCCAGTCTTACAGGTTCCATTTTTACCCTCCGAGTTTTGTTTGAAAATATTCAGTGGTGAATTTGTCCGGCCTACGTTTGCGCTCCCTTTCCAGGAGCTCCTCCTTGGTCACATACCGGCTGACATCCGTGTTCATCAGCATCAGCTCGGCGTAGCTGATCTTCCACAGGATGTGCCGTTTCGGCCTGCCGAACCGTTCCATCGCCTGCGCGATGATTCCGAAAACGCTATGGGGGCCTTCCTGCCGGCCCGTTAACCCGTTTTCCTTTCCCGGCTTCCTATCGGCTCCAGCAGCTCCGCCGTTCTGGACGCCAACGGAATAGTATTGCAAAAAGGCTGTATGTCCATGCCCCTGAGCAACTCGATGAGGGCGGCGGAGAGCATCGCCGGATGCACCCTCCATCTGAGATACCATGCCACAGGGCCGGAGAACAGCATCCCCGAGAGCCATCCGGTGCATACGGCCAGCGCGACCATCCGGCTGACCGCCTTTCCCTTCTCCGCCACGAACCGCATCCTTTCTTCATAGTCCATCGCCCTGATATCCTCCGGGGTGACGCCGAGCTCCAGGTACCGCCTTGCTATGCGGATGACCGCCCCGGCGGGCGGACGGCGCATGACAAGGAAGGATTTCCCGGGGCGTTTTTTAAAGGGTCTGAGCGGCATCACCGGAATGCGGATGCCGATGTCAAGCAGCATGTCCGCCGCCTGTATTCGTGTGTCCGTCATGACTGTGACGGAATTTCATCGGAGGGGGGCATCTGTCCGGGAGCGAAGATCTTGTAGGGAGGCTTCTCCCCGGCATCCTGCATCTCCAGCTCGCACTCGATGCCCAGCACATTGCTGAAGTTGATCCCGTTGGCGAAATTGCATGTGAGCACCCCGTTATAGATACGGATCGTGTGTCCCGTCACGGTCTCGATGTCGAACACGCCCTGCACGTCCTTGTCCTCCGTCGGAGGCACATAGACCCCGGTGCTTTCCTTCGTCCCGCCCATCACCTGTATCATGTTGTCCGCGGACAGCTCGATGAGCGTGAACGTCCATGTCTTGGTTCCCGGTGTGGATTTGAGCACCGCGAACGGCGCGTTGCGTTTCTGCGCCGCCCAGATGCGGGTCTTGGAAGGCGAGTCGCCTCCGGGCTGCAGCCCGTCCTCGGATATCAGCCCGAGAGCCTGCCCGTTATATTTAAGAGCTTTCACGCCATAGATGGCGCCGGTATTCGTTTCTGCCATAATGATTCATGTTTTAATTGTTCCTTGATTTGTCTTTAAACCGCCGGAGCCCCCAGAAGAGAAGCAGGAGGACAAAACAGCACAACACCTTCGTCCTTGTCCGCTCCCAAAAAGAGGGAACCGGCTGTTTTTCCTCGGCCGTACTCTCCTCTGACTCCAACTTCAGGTCCGAGGTCTCCCTTACGGTGATCTCCGGCCGGGCATGTGAGACGGCCGTGACGTTCACTCCGCCTTCCCCGTCCGATTCCACCCTCAGGTCCAGCCCCTCATGCTGCTCCGTCACGCCCATGCCGGCCGGAAGGCCGCCTATCGTCCGGAGGAGCCCGGGTTTCAGTGCCAGGCTCGTCAGAGTCGTCGGGGCCTTGCCGAAGATTATTTCCCCGGTTACGCTCCTCTGAAGAGAGCCCGAGCGGACGGCTGTTCGGCTCTCCCTGTTTGCTGCGCATCCAGACAACAGCAGGACAGCGGTCAGCATACTTGCACTGGTAACATTTACGCAGCGCCTGTTCCAGAACGATAATTTTCTCATTGACTTTTCGTATTTGGTCGCTTAAATGTAAAGTCGTCTCGGAGAGGTCGTCATACAACTGCTTGTATGTGCCCTCGTTCTCCTTGACCGCACGGACCTTGACGAGCCTGCGGTCACGCCACCAGCCTATTGCCATGGCTATGCACCCCGTGGGGGCGAGCCACTGCTGGAGAAGTTCGAATACAGTGCCCCAGTCCATACGCATGTCATTTTTCAGATCATCTCCCAGCCGGCCTCTATGTCCGCCATGACGGCGGGCACGCCGTTTTCCACCCGGCTCATCGCGGCGGCCAGACGGCACATCGTCCCCTTGTCATCCACGTCCGGCTCATAGGTAGTGGGAACCTGAAGCTCGCCGCATACACTTGAAAGGTAGGCACGGGTGTCGTTCTCCGTGGACGGGGCGTAACGCCCGATCATAAGGGAGAGGGTCCTCAAACCGTGTTTCTTCCGGTAGTTCCTCAAGGTGATGAGCATGGCACGGTAGCCGTATCTCATGTCGGTGAACTGGAAGAACTCCTTGTCCGTCTGCACCGGGCGGAGACCCTTCCACCTGTCACCTGACAGGCGGAGGTTTCCGGGGTTATTGTTTCGTAGTCCTCTTGGTGTCGCCATAATCAAACCTCCAGACTTTCTGCAGACGCACTGACAGCAGCCTTGCTTTCCTGTCCGGCAAGATCGCTTGAAAGTGTTATTTCCTTCACATCCCCCTCAAACCATGACTTTCCGTCATAATAGAGGGATACAGTCTTGCCTGGCGCGACTTCCGTACCCTGCACGGTCGCTTTATGCTCAGCCGATTTGTTGGACACGGACAGGCGCGCTCCCGCATGTACCGCGGCCGCCTCAATGGTATAGGTCTGGTCTGACGCGGGAGTCAGCTCGATGGCGTCATCCTGCGATTTCATTGTGATCGTGGTGTTGGACGTTGTGATGACATTCCCCTCACGCGCGTCCAGCATGACCACCTCCTCACCGAACGCCGTGTTCGTGTCCGCGGTCATGAGCATCTTGAAGAAGTAACGTTCTCCGGCATTGGTCAGCTTGTCGATCTGGATCACGTTGAAGTCGTTCTGCAGGTTGACCGCTCCCCAGAAGTTGGACTGTTCGGTCGGTGTAGCCACTGTTCCGATGATCAAGCCGTCCGGCCATGAGGATACGGTCTTGATCGTAGTTCCCTTGAAACGCATGGCGCTGGTATCAGTCCAGTTCACGCCCTTTCCCTCGCGCAGGATAAGCTCGTCGTCATACCGGTCGGCATCGTCAACGGACATGATATACACAAAATTGGGATTGTTGCGGAGAACCTGGGGAGTTGCCTTGCGCACGCGCATCAGACGTTCAATCATGGTGTCGTCTTTCGGGGAGTTCACACGGATTACCTCAGGATCTTCATAGACACGCATCAGAATGCCGTTGAACAGGTGCTCGTCATCCTCCTCATCATCGACATAGATGCCGTTGACGAAATGGTATCCGAGTTCAAAATCCACCTGGTCGGACAAGGCTTTCAGAAGGACGTTCTGCACATTGGGGGGAAGCTCCCGGAATACCAGTTCCCCTTTGGGCTGGAACGGACGCCATATCTGCTCAAAAGAGCGGGGATTGAACGTGGTAAAGGCCATGAAGTCTTTCGGTTCAAGCACCTTTTCCGAATAAATGAAATCCCCTTTGGAGTCCTTGTCCTCAGGCTGTTCCACGCGTTTGCGCAGCATCTTGTTCGTTTTCAGCCGGGGAATGGAGTATTTCTTCGTCACATTGGGCACGAGGTTGATCAGCCCCTTCTGTACCAGTTCGTTGCCCGTGGCCGCCTTGGTGAGTATCCTGTCGAGCACCTCACCGTCATAATTCGTATTCTTGATAGTTACAGCCATAATCTTTTCATTTTTTAATTAAAACCGTTCTTTTTCCGGATTTCTTTCCAATTGTCATTCCATCCGGATTTGTCCTGTAGCGGGGTATCCGGAACATCATCCACGCTTTTTTTCTTCGCAAGCCCGTCGACAATCCTTCTCCCGTTCTCATAATCCTTCTCCAGCACCGCCTGATACGCGTCACGGTCGGATGGGGCGATACGCCCGTCCTGCATGGCGTCCTCGAGAAGATTCCTGATCTCGGCCTTTCTGGCCTCGCGCTCCTTCTCGACATATCCGTCCAGACTCGCCTTGAGCGTGTCACGTTCCTTTACCAGCGCGTCATACTGTCCCGCCTTGTTTTCAAGGGAGGAGAGCGTGCGCACTACGTCCTCATCCGTCGCACACGAGGCGAAGGATGGTCTCTTCTTCAATTCTTCATACATCATATTACCTGTATTTAATGTTTGATTGTCCAGCCGGGCTTGGAATGCGGCATAAACCTCCTGCGGTGTCCCGGCATCCACTCTCTCGCCGATATCATAGATACCGTCAATGAATCCCATCTCCCTGGCTTCCCCGGCGGTAATCCAATGGTCCTTCCCATCGAAATAGGCATCCTTTATCTCCTCACGGGTCTTCCCGGTCTTGGAAGCGTACATGTCCGCAAGCGTATCCTCCAGCGCCTCCAGCTGCTCGGCGACGGCTTTCATCTCCTCCTTGTTGCCGTAACATCCCCCGTAAGGGTTATGGAGCATCAGACGGGCGTACTGGCTCATATATACCGGTTTCCCGCACAGGGCGATGACACTGGCCATGCTTGCGGCAATACCGTCGATATAGATGGTTATATCCGCATCGCTGGCCCTGAGGGCGTTGAATATGGCCATGCCTGCATACACGCTCCCTCCCGGGGAGTTCACACGCACGTCTATGCTCCTGTACATGGAGGCGTATTCATACAGCTCGGAAACAATGTCCTTGTCGTTGATCCCGTCAAAACCGCCGATCTCCCCATACAGGAGGATGCAGGCGGTATCAGGGGAGGGTATCATGTTAAAGTATCGCTTTTTCATCGGTCGTCTTAAAATTACGGTGCAAATATGGAGAGTTTTTTTACTGCAATCAACACCCTTGGGGCATGATGCAACTTTACAACCGCATGATGACGTCATAAAACAGTGTCATAAATTCAATATATTGCAAATCAAATATTTAAATACGAATTTTGCCGTAAATAAAAAAAAGATAAAAATGGCGGAACTGACTAGCAGGCAGAAAAAAGATTTTGCAAGGACTATTTACCTTAACGAAGAACTGACACACGCGGAGATTGCCGAGCGTGTGGGAGTAAAACGTCAGACTGTTTCCCGGTGGGCCGGTGAAGGCAATTGGGAACGGTACAAGGTATCCATCACCATGACACGGGAAGAACAGCTCAAGAACCTGTATCTCCAGCTTGCCGAACTGAACAATGCCATCAACGGGAGACCGGAGGGGGAAAGATTCGCCAACACGGCCGAATCGGACACCATAGCCAAAATAACCGGGTCCATCAAAAAGATGGAAACGGATGTGGGGCTGGCTGACATCCTTTCGGTTTTCAAGAGTTTTGTCAAGTGGCTGCGCACTTATGACATGGCACGCAGCAAGGAGATAGTCCCACTGCTGGACGCCTATGTAAAATCCAAACTGTAAGGCTATGGCAAAACTCAGACTTACCCCCCGGGACAGGGCCGAACTGGCGGAATGGAACGACCTGGTGGCATCCGTCCGGGAGAGTTCGGACATTAACCCGTCCGACTCCACCGCTGAAATAGAGGACCGTAAGAAACGGCTGGAGGCGGATAATGAAGCGTGGTTCCGTTATTATTTCGCACAGTATTACACCTGCGAGCCGGCCGGTTTCCATAAAAAAGCGACACGGCGTCTTATGGGGCACGACCGCTGGTATGAGGTCAGGGCATGGTCGCGCGAGCTGGCCAAGTCGGCACGCGCCATGATGGAGATCGTCAAGCTGGCGCTTACCCGGCAGGTACGCAATGTGCTGCTTATCTCGAACTCGCAGGACAACGCCGGACGCCTGCTGCTGCCCTTCATGGCCAATATGGAGGAAAACCAACGCATCATCCAGGATTACGGCACACAGAAAAAGCCGGGTTCCTGGGAAACAGGGGAATTCACATGCCAGTGCGGCTGTTCCTTCCGGGCTATCGGTGCCGGACAGTCGCCACGCGGTACCCGTAACAAGAATTTCCGTCCTGACTTTATCCTTATCGATGATATAGACACCGACGAGGAATGCCGGAATCCGGAACGTATCAAGGCCAAGTGGAAATGGCTTGAAGAGGCGTTGATTCCCACCATGTCCGTCTCAGGACGTTACAGGGTGCTGTTTAACGGAAACATCATTGCGGCGGACTGCTGCATCACACGTGCCATCGAAAAGGCTGCGGAACTCGGACAGAAAGGAATAGGATACGCGGACATTATCAATATCCGTGACAAGGACGGCGTCTCCTCATGGCCGGAAAAGAACTCCGAAGAGGATATAGACCTGTTCCTGTCGCTTATCAGCACCTCGTCGGCACAGAAGGAATTTTTCAACAATCCGGTCAGCGAAGGGAGCATATTCAAGAACCTTGTATTCGGGAAGGTCCCTCCTTTGAACAAATTCAGGTTCCTTGTCATTTACGGGGACCCGGCCCCGGGGGAGAGCAGGAGGAAACAGGCCAGTTTCAAGTCCGTCTGCCTGCTGGGCAAGCTCAAGGGAAAGCTGTATGTGATCAAGGCAAGGGTGTTCCGGGGTAAGAACGAGGACTTTATCGAGGCGTTCTTCGAACAGTACAAACATGTGGGAGGAAAGGCTTCCGTTTACGCCTATGTGGAGAACAACAAGCTGCAGGATCCCTTCTTCAAACAGGTTTTAAAGAAGCATCTGAACAGGCTGCGCAAGAAACACGGCATCCCGCTGAACATCATCCCCGACGAGGAACGCAAGACCGACAAGGCAACCCGTATCGAGGCCAACCTTGAGCCCATGGACCGTGACGGCAACCTCATATTCAACGAACAGGAGAAAGACTCCTCGGACATGAAGGAACTGGTTGACCAGTTCCGGATGTTCGAGCTCACCCTTCCGTATCCCGCGGACGGGCCGGACTGCGTGGAGGGAGGGAACAGGGCCATAGACAGGAAGGCGGGGAACATGGAGAAGCCGGTCATAATAGAAAGGGCGGCAATCCGCCGTTTAAACAAGTACAGGAGGTAAACGACATGTCTGAATTCATCAATCCGGATGACTACGATGCGAGCATCCACAGGGAGATCCTGGACAGCATCATCAGGGAGGACGAGTCCATAGTGGAGATATGCGAGGACCAGGCGGTGGCGCAGATGCGCTCCTACCTGTCCGCACGTTATGACTGTGACAGGATATTCTCCGCAAAGGGCAAGGAAAGGAACGCGCTCATACTCATGTTCGCCAAGGACATCACGCTCTATCATGTATGCAGCATCCACAACCCCCAGAAGTTCTCCCCCATACGCAAGGAACGTTATGACCGCGCGATGGAGTGGCTCAAGGCGGTCAGCAAGGTGGAGATCAGCATAGCCGACGCTCCCCTGCTGGACGAGGAGACGGCAAGGAACAACCTGCCCACCCAGATAAGAAGCAATCCCAAACGTGTAACACACTATTGAAATGGCAAGAAAAAAAGAAATATCCATAAGCGGCAACATGCCGCTGCCGGGCAGGAACACCCCGGGAACAGTCATCATCACCGCACCCAGGCTGTTCATGAAGGATATGGCGGACTACATGCAGGCCGTCAGGGGGGCGAACAATGTGGACTTCACACAGCGGACGAGGCTGTATGACCTCTATGAGGACATCCTTATGGACGGGCATACGGGAAGCGTCATAGAGAAGAGGAAATCGGCCGTGCAATGCTCACAGATCGAGTTCAGAAGGAACGGCGTTCCGGACGAGGGGATCAACACCCTGTTGCGCTCCCCCTGGTTCTACCGGTTCATCGGAGACCTGATAGACTCGGACTTCTGGGGGTTCTCCCTGTTCCAGTTCTATAAGGACGGGAGCGGATGGATGGACTACAGGCTCGTCCCGAGAAAGAACTATGACCCGGTGAGGGGGCTGATAAAACACCGGCAGGAAGACACCACGGGGGAACCGCTGGAGAATTACCACACGATGCTCTTTGTCGGGGAGAAACGCTCCCTGGGAAGACTGGCAAGGATAGCCCCGTATGTCATATACAAGCGCAACGACATGGCCGACTGGGCACAGTTCTGCGAGATATTCGGAATGCCCATACGCGAGTATACCTACAGCGCCGGTGACGAGCAGGCCCGCGACCAGGCCGTGAAGGATATGGCCGAGCAGGGAGGTGCGGCGGTGTTCCTCCATCCGGAGGAGGCGCAGATGAAACTGATAGAAAGCGGCAACAAAAGCGGCAGCTCCGACCTGTACAGGACCCTGTACGACACATGTAATGACGAGATCAGCAAGATCGTGCTGGGAAACACGCTCACCACGCAGGCCTCGGAACGTGGCACGCAGGCGCTGGGGACCGTACAGGAGAAGGGAGAGAAAAAACTGAACGAGGCGGACCGGATCCTGGTACTGAACACCCTGAACTATGACATGACCGATATCTTCACCGCTTTCGGGTACGACACACGGGGCGGGGAATTCTATTATGTCAAGCCCAAGGAAACCACCGCCGAGCAGGAGATAAACATCATATCCCGGATGCGTCAGATGGGAACCCCCGTATCGGATGAATACGTGTACGAGGCTACGGGAATCCCTAAACCGGACAACTATGACCGGCTCAAGGAAGAGACGGCCTTCGGAAACGGAAAGCCGGCAGACAACGGTGCACAGGAGAAAGAACAACCCTCTCCTGAAAGGAACAAGCGGAAGGAGGACGGTATTGTAAACCGTATCAGGTCTTTTTTCGTCGCCGCCCCGCGGAAAGGGGCTTTAAAATGGTAATGGACGACCTCTACGGGGAGCGCTGCCTCCGTTGTCACGGCCATGCGGATTCCCGCATGCAGGGGGCGGCCGTTTCGTTTGAGTTCACAAGGGAGCTGATGGCGAAAGTGCTGAGGGATATATTCTACCGGACGTTTGATGTAAAAACGGAAATAGACGAGGATCTGTTCCTGGCTACGGTCAGAACTTTCGGCCGTGCGGCGGAGGAAGGATTCGGTCAAAGCGACAATGACAGGCTGGAGGAAGTGTTCCTGGAGCAGATACGCGACAACCTCGATGTGTTCTCCGCTTTCCGCACCCACCGGATGCAGAACGACATTGCCTCGCAACTGCTGGACGAAAAGGGAAAACTGAAACCTTTTTCCCGGTTTCAGGAAGACGTGCAGGCGATTATCGGCACGTACAATACGGCGTGGCTCGAAACCGAGTACGATACGGCGGTACTGCGTGCCCGCCAGGCGGCTGACTGGAAGCTGTTCGACAGGGATGCGGACATCCTTCCGAACCTGCGGTGGCTTCCCACCACCAGCGCGGAACCCGATCCCGTACATGCCCAGTTCTGGGGGATTGACCTGACTTTGCCCAAAGGACATGGGTTTTGGAAAAGCCACCGCCCCGGAGACCGGTGGAACTGCAAATGCTCGCTGGAGCAGACGGACGACAAGCCGACGCCCGGGTATGATGTGCCGTTATCGGACTATCGGCCCTCACCAGGGCTGGACAACAATCCGGAGGAGGACGGAAAGCTGTTCAGCGACACGCATCCCTATATAGCCCATGCGTATCCTTCGGCTGAAAAAACCGTAAGGGACTTTATGGAAAGGAGAAAAAAATGAATGTGAATGACGCCGTCAGGGAACTCCGCAGGAAGGAGAAGGAAATCCGGAAGGCCTTCAGCAGGACGCTGCCCCGCAGGATCGGGGCAAAAGCGGTGAACCTTGTAAACAGGAATTTCCGCGAGGGAGGTTTTTATGACGGAGGGCTGCATCCCTGGAAGAGAACAAGAAGACAGGACTTTGCCAAGGGGGCGGCGGGAGAATACGGTCCCCTGCTAAGCCGACGCAACCGCCTGTCCCGAAGTTCGGAGTATGTGGCGGAGCCTTACAAGGTGACGATACGGAATGCCGTGGAATATGCGGGAATCCACAACTACGGGGGACGCATGACCACACATCCGAGAGTGACCGCCAAGATGCGGAAGATGGCATGGAGGATGTATTTCAAGGAAGCGGGCATCACCAAAAGGATGGGGAAAAAGGCCCGCAGGCAGAAGGCAGCGGCGGCACCGCCCGAAGCCCTGAAATGGAAGGCGATGGCCCTGACAAGGAAACAGAGGCTTGACATTAAGGCGGACATGCCCCGGCGACAGTTCATCGGACCAAGCCGGGAGCTGCGTGAAATGACGAGGAAGGAAACGGAAAAGGAAATAACCAATATATTGTTAAAATAACATGGAAACTTTATTCAATGACATTCAGAAAAGAATAGCCGACAACATAGCATGGCTGAACAAACAGGTGGACGAGGATTACGGGCAGCTGGACATGCTCTACCGTGACGACGGGGACTCCGAAACCTATCCGATGGTATTCCCCATGGTGCTGGTTGACACGCCCGAGGTGGAATGGCAGACACTGGGAGGGGCGGGCGGATACATGCAGAAAGGAACGGTATCGGTCATTGTCAGGCTGGCTGTTGACTGCTATGATGACACGCATTACACCAGCGGCACGGCGGACAAGGCCGCCGGAAGAATGGAACGGATGAAAGAGGTGGACGCGCTTCTGCAGATGTACAAACCTGAATGCTGCCAGACACCGCTTGTGAGGAAAAGAAGCAGGTTCCACACGATGCCCAGGGGGATAAAGGTCTATGAGACACACTATGAATGCACCGTGTGGGATAATGCGGTCAGTCGGTAAAAAGGGAGAGCTGGGCGGCGGTAAGACGGGGCTTCTTTATTTTGGGGACCGGCTTGACATCGATATCCTTCAGCCTGTTGCAGTTTGAACGGATGATGGCCATGATGCGGTCCACGCTGATAAAGAACTCCTTCTCGGAAAGGATCTTCAATGCGTCGTCAAAACGAAGACGCTGGATTTCCGTCCAATAATAATAGCGGCGCAGCAGCGCCTCGTTGCGTTTCGTGATCAGTTCCGAACTGCGACCTCTTGACATACCCTGAAAACTTGTTTGATGATAATACATGATACCCATCACAAAAGTAGTGATTATGAAATAAATATGCAACAAAGGGAGGGTTAATAATAAAAAAGCCCTCAACGCTTCCGTTAGTTTAACTACCACATTAAAACATAAACGGCACACGCTTGCTGCACGCTGAGGGCTAAAGTCCTTGACGCAACAAACGTGTGCCGTTTTAATGTGGTGCACAAAAGTAATAATAAAAATTGGAAGTTTATGTGCAAGAGCGAAATTTTCTTCAACCTGCTCGGTCTGACCGAGCGTGAAACGGAAGTGCCGAGGGAACGGATACTGGGCGATTTCAGGGACATGGAGTCCACGGACGCCAGATATGTGCTTGTCAGGCTGCTCTCGGAAGCCGGCCTGTATCCCGACCAGATAGCGGGGATGACCAACCGCACGGCGCGGGGAGTACGGCGCCTGCTGGCGCGGAACATCACCTCGCCAATGATCGGAATATATCTGGAACAAATAAGGAAACACATCAGAACAGGACGCTCGACGGAGCGCGTGTAGTTGAGTATGTTTGCACCACGGTCGGATTAGTGACCGGAACTACAAAATACAAATACAACTATGAGTGAATCAAGAACTTTTGTGTTCCCCGAGAACGGGAACTCCGGAGGCGGCACCAACGGCATACTGGCCATGCTTCCGGCGCTTATGCAACAGCGCGGTGTGGATCCGAACATCCTGGCGCTGATGGGAAACGGCAACAGCCGTAACGGCAACGGCTGGGGTGACGATCTGTTCGCCATCCTGCTTCTGTTCATCCTGATGGGATGGGGAGGCATGGGAGGCTTCGGCGGCGCCCGTGGCGGAATGATGGGCAACGGACAGGGCGGCGTGGTCCCCTTCGTGCAGAACGACGCGAACACCGCCGTGATCATGCAGGCCGTACAACGCAACGGATACGACATCCAGAGCCTGGCCACCGCGTTGAACACCTCTTCCGATGCCGTACAGGCCGCCATAAACGGTCTTGGCATGCAGATATGCAACATCGGCAACCAGATGGGCATGAACACCAACCAGATCGTCACCGCGATCATGCAGGGCAATAACGCCATCCAGTCGCAGATCTGCCAGTGCTGCTGCCAGACAAACGAGAACATTACCAAAATGGGCTACGAGAACCAGCTGTCCGTCTGCAACCAGACAAACACCCTGGTGAACACGGCCAACCAGAACACGCTCGCATTGCGTGACGCAGGCACGGCCAACACCAACGCCATCATCAGCAAGCTGGACGCCATGCAGAACCAGGCGCTGCTTGACAAGATTGACACGTTGCGGGAAAGAAACAGCACGCTCGTCAACCAGCTCTCGCAGGAGCACCAGAACGCGTATTTCGCACAGGTGTCCGCACAGACCATCGCGCCTGTCAACGCCGCGCTGGGTGATCTGAGCGCCCGTCTGGCGAAGATTGAGTGCAACCAGCCCGAAGTGGCCAAGGTGCCGTACAGCCCGGTTGTGGGAATCCCCACCTGTGTGGCGGCCCAATATGGTCTTGGATACGGCTTCAATCCTTACGCCGCCGGTAATGGCTTTTGGGGTTAATTGAGGAAGGAGGCTATTATGGCAGTATATCCTTTCCAATTTGTAAACCGCAGGGGTTCTGCGGCCATATCAACCTCGGGAGTAACGGTCAATACCGACAATGTGGCGTTCTCCTTTCCCAACCATGCCTTTGTGAACGCATGGTACAGGGGGACCATCTACATTGACCTGGCGCAGGCCGTCCCCACAGGGACAACCGGGACGCTGCCGGTCCTGTTCGAGACAAACGGGGTGACACAGGCCGTGACCAAGTACAACGGGGAAGCGCTGACGGCGGCCGACATCCCCGGTACGGGAGTGTTCGAGTTCTGGTTCGACAGGACGACAAACACCCTGCAGATAATGACCGGAGTAGTTTAAGAACAAGGAGGGAGGAATCCCTCCATTTAAAGAGAAACAATTATGCCTTTCCAGAATTTAAGAGTCAACAGCCAGTTTTACATACTCCATAAGGACGGGACGCCTTATGTGGAGGTCGGCGCCATTGCGGGAGTATCCAATCCGGTCCCGGACGGGACACAGCCGGTGATGTTCGGCCAGCCGATGAAGATGGTGGTGGACATCACCGTCAAGGTCGGGGAACAGACCGTCACGTTCCAGAAGATACCCGCGGGGGCGGACATCGCCGACGCGAATTTCCCCGGAGGCGGGAACATGGTCATATCCGGGTCAAGGGAGTCGATGAACTCCGAGGTGGCGGCCATGAGGAACAGGTCCGCGGAGATACTCAGAAGCATAGACCACCACCGTGCCATAGTGGACGCCTGCGGCAAGATGATGGAGATACTGAATCCCGAGTTTGCCGAAAGGCAGAGACAGGAGGCGGAAAACAAGGCTCTCAGGGAGGAGATATCCGAGCTGAAGGCCATGATGGCCGAACTGCTTAAAC